CCCAAAGGCTCTAATTATCCCGCTGGCTTTGCTGAAAAGATTGGGAATGTTTATCACATACACAACAATTTACCGTACGCTGAGGCGCTTTCTGGGACCGGTCAGGGCGTACCCGCTTCATGGAAGGCTATCGGAAGAACAGGAAGTGACCAACAATCTGGACCATGGGTGGATAAGATCGCAAAAGAACTTGAGGATTGGTCGGTACAGGAATATCAAAAAATATTGAGGAGAACATAATGGCTGCAATAGATTTAAACACAGTAAGGGGCGTTATTGAAGGCAGATTAAACACAGAACTTGCAAGTAGCCCCGCCGTCCCGGTAGTTTTTTATAACCAAAGTTATGAACCAACCCCCGGAGATTCCTTTGTTCAATGTCTGTTTAGTTTTGGAGAGGGAGAATATCTAAGTCTTGGTGGTACTAGCGATAGCAGTAACAAGGTTGTGGGTGCTGTTACAATCAATGTATTTACTGGACAAAGCATTGGCGCGGGAGCTAATTATGTAATTGGAAAACGTATCCGCGACTTGTACAATCGACAGGTCGTTTCGGGTGTGGTCTTTGACCCTGTTAATGGCCCTACCCCAGTTGCAAACCCAGAGCCAGAAGGTTTCTTCCAAACACAACTTAGAATGACCTTTGAAGCATACGAGGACTTATGATCGAAATTACAGAAGATATGCTTGACATTATCGAAAAGGTAAAAGGCAAGCGCAACCCAGCACTATGGGACCCCCGCTGTGAATCATACCAGCGATCACAGCAAAAAACCAAAACTACTACTGTTAACTCTGATTCAAAGAGTTAATATGTAGCTAAACAACCCCTTTCTTATTTATCATGGCTTTTTTTCGTGGAGAGGAAGGATCAGTTAATTTTAAAAATGGCTCAGGTACAACTGAAGCTATTGTTAGTACTAGAAACTGGTCACTTACCGTAAACAAAGAAATCTTAGAATGTACCGATCACGGCGACACTTCTAGGGCATACGTTGGTGGATTGATTTCCGCTACCGGAAGCGTTGAGCTTCTTTATACCGCGGCTGACGGCAACGAGACAGCTAATCTTATTGATGATGTTATTGTTACTGAAGATGCCGGGGACGCACAGTTTGAATTGTTCCTCGATACATCAGGCACAAAAAAAGTCAGTTTTTCAGGTATTGTTACCTCTGCTGATATGGGCGCTGCCGTTGGCGATCTTGAAGTTCTAACTGTGAACTTTACCGCTAATGGTGCTGTTACTTTTGCTATTTAATTTATGTCTACAAATCCTCGCACCGTTGACCTTTTGACTACTGAGTTCAATATTCAAGAAAGACGAAAGTTTGAATTGAAAAATGATGCCGGTAAGAAAGTTGTTGACTTATATTTCAGACCACTAACAAGGTCCGATAGAATCGCTGCTAACTCAGCGACAAATAGCACAGACGCGTTAGCGATCAGCACCCGGATACTTTGTATGTTAGCTGAATTGGAAGATGGCTCAAAGGCTTTTGCTTTAGCCGATGCACCAAAACTACAACGCGAGCTACCAGAAAAAGTATTGAACGAACTAGAATTATTCTTGTTCGGAATGGACCCCGCCCCAGTATTGGGCGAAGCAAAAAACGCCTAGAGCAAGATAGTTGGCTCAACTTTGAGTTTTTCTTATCTTGCGAGCTAGGAATGACCGTAGGAGAACTTCGAGATCGAATAACAGACAAAGAATTTATGTTCTACGCTGCTTATTTTGAATTGAAGTCCGAAAGGGAAAAACGGCACATTGAGGAATCAAAGTCCCGCACTCGATAGGAAAACTTTGTGGCTATTTCAAATATTGACCTGAGAGTCAATTCACAACAGGCAGTTCGTGGATTACGTCAGGCTCAAGGAGCATCACAACAATTAACAAAATCGGTTGGCGGTTTACGTCAGGCGTTTGGATTTTTGACCGGTGGATTACTGGTAGCGGCTAGTGTCAGAAATTATTTCAAAGGGTTTAACGAAGCAGAACAGGCAAGAACAGCGGTAAAAACTTTAGGGGTTGATGTAGACGTACTTTCAAATAACCTTTTACATTTAAGCAATAGTTTAGAGGGCGCATATTCACAGACAGAGTTATTAGCCGCTAGTTATGACGTTGCCTCTGCTGGCTTTACAGATGCAGCGGAAGCATCACAAGTACTTGAGGCTTCAGCTTTGGGTGCAGTTGGTGGTATGTCAGATTTGGGGACGGTATCTGACGCGGTAACAAGTGTTTTAAACGCCTATGGTTTAGAAGCAGATAAAGCTACCAAAATAGTTGATGGATTTATACAAACACAAAATGACGGTAAAATTATTGTTGACCAATATGCAAGACAGATAGGTAGAATCGCACCTACAGCAAAATCAGCGGGTATAAGTATTGATGAATTAAACGCAGCGATAGCAACGATAACCGCGCAAGGTGTCCCGGTAGAACAAACATTTACAGGATTAAACCAAGCAATAGTTTCTATATTAAAACCAACTTCCCAAGCTGAAAAAATTGCAAAAGAGTTAGGAATTTCATTTAATGCGGCAGCTTTAGAATCCAAAGGCTTTGGAGGAATATTAGAAGATATTGCAGCTAGTGGTGCAACGACAGATCAGTTAGCAAAACTTTTTGGAAGTGTCGAAGCGATGAAGGCGGTATTTCCTTTGATTAATGATGATCTTGTCAAATTTAATCAAAATTTAGTAAATCAGGCCGAGGCTTCCGGGGTGGCTTTAAAAGCTACTGAAGAGTTTCAAGGTACGTTGTCGCAACAGTTTTCTAATCTAATAAATCAGATAGGTAACTTGGTACGAGCTTTAGACGAGGTTTTAGGACCAGCATTAAAAGATATTCTAGGAACCGTAGGAAATATTGTTAATAAATTTGCAGAGGCAGTTAGCCTTATGAAAGATTTGCAGCTAGGCCCGGCATATCAGGAACTGGCTAAGGCGGGAAGTGATATTACCTTAGGAATGGAATCACAGGCTTTGGAAAGACTTACAAAGTCTGCAACTATGGCCTCTGGTGCGATTGGTAGCGCACAAACACCCGCCGATATTGAAAAAATAAAATCTTTAATTAATAAAATTTCTACACAAGTTAATCGTACTGGTGGTTCTCGGGGACCTTTTGGCGGTATTAGAAACCTTGATGAAATCAACGCTTTGCTATTTATGTTGCAAGACATGAGGGCGCAAGTAGAAGAAAAAGAGGCAAATATTCTGGCAGTAAAAACAGCAAGTAGCGAAGTTACAGACCAAATAACAGAAGGAGAAAAAGAAAGAAAATCAATAATGGACCAAATTTATGCTGCTGGGTCTAGGCAGTATGACCAAGTTGCAGAACTTACAAAACTATATTCAGATATGTCGATGACAATAAGGAGTGGTTTAGTAGACGCGATAGAAGGCGCGATAAATGGCACTAGAACCCTTGGCGATGTCGCTAGGAGCGTATTTAGCCAGATTCAGAGGTCTTTAATTACTTATGGTGTCAACGCGTTCCTCGGGAGCTTGGGTGGTGGTCTTGGTAGTTTCTTTGGTTTAAGTGGTGGCCGTTCTCTCGGTGGCGGCGTTATGAAAGGGTCTAGTTATATGGTAGGAGAAAGAGGCCCAGAGATATTTACACCGTCATCAAGTGGCCGTATTTCTACTGGTGGTGCTACAAATGTAGTAGTTAATGTTGACGCCTCTGGCTCGTCTGTAGAGGGCGATGAAAACAGAGGTAAGCAACTTGGGCAAGTTCTCTCTGCTGCAATACAAGCAGAACTTGTTAACCAAAAACGCCCCGGAGGTCTACTCGCATAATGGCTACTTTCCCCTCGATCAACCCACAATACGGATTTTCAAAACGAAGCGCCCCGGCCACTCGTACAATACGTTTCGGCGATGGCTATGAACACAGAATTTTATTTGGATTAGCAGCACACCAAAACCCAAAAAGTTATAGTTTAAGATTTGAAGTTTCTGAAACTGAGGCAGATGTTATAGAGGCTTTCTTAGATAGCCGGGCTAATGATTCTGCAAGTTTTACTTTCACTCCACCGGGAGAAGGTTTTACAAAAACTGGCACATATTCACAATCAGGTACAACTGTCACAATATCTATTACAAATCATGGTATTGCTGTCGGAGAAACAGTAACCATAGATTATACAAGCGGTTCTGCAACCGATGGTACTTTTATTGTCGCTTCCGCTGCTGATGCAAACACGTTGACCGTTACCGCAGCATCTAGCGCTACAAATAGTGGAAATGTTTCTGTTACCGTATCTGGTGCTGGACAATATGTTTGTGAAAGCTGGTCAAAATCAATACCATATTTGAACAGAGCTACAATAAACGCGACTTTCCGGGAGGTATTTGAACCTTGAGTACAGCCGCGATTGTTAGTGATCTTCAAAATATTAATCCAAGTTCTATTATTGAGCTTTTCACTCTCACAACTA